GCTCTAAATAAATAAAAAACTGTTAAAAAATACAGTAAAGTGGTACAACTTAATCTATTAGCAACTTTTGTCATTTAAAAGTTGACTAATAGGCTATACTAGAGTATTATTAATATAATACTCTAGTAATAGAGATACAATCAAAGGGGGAAACTTCTTGCCCGCAAGCAAGTTTTAGGGAGAATATTTATGAAAACATTATATAAATCAGCACTGATATTAGGTATATTATTAAGTGCTACCACCCAAGTAGTAGCTAATGAGCCTAAAAAAATATCTGCAAAACAAGCTGAAAAGTACTGTAATTTAAGTGCTCAAACTAAATACGCTCATCTTGCAAAATATTGTAATAGATTAACTGCAAAAAAAGTTATTAAAGAAAATACAGTAGTAGCATATGGTACAGATGAGGATACAGCAGCTAATTTTTTTAGACAAGATAGAACTAAAGTTGAATCTTTTAATTTCTTTGCTGGTTGGCAGCAATTACCAGCTCCTCCAGTAGAATCTAAAAAGACTAAGCCTAAAAAAGAAAAGCTAGAAGTAGTAGATTTAACTACTTATGTTCCTAATACAAAAATGTCTCAGGCAGGAACGAAAGAACAACCTCTCCGTAGGCAGAATCCCACCCCTACACCCCCACCAGAGCCTATTCGCGCTGCAAGAGAGTGGGAAGGTGCTAGTGCTAATAAAAATAGAAAAGAATTAAAAGAATATTTAAGTGATCGTAATAATGCTAAAGTAGACCCTTTATCTATAGCTTGGTGCGCAGCATTTATGAATGCTGTGTTAAAAGACACTGGTTATGAGGGTACTAATAGCTTAATGGCTAGAAGCTTTTTATCATACGGAACCAAAGTTAAAGCTCCAGAAGAAGGAGATATTGTAATCTTTAAAAGAGGTACATCTGCTGAATCAGGGCATGTAGCTTTTTTCGTAGGATATGAGTATATAAATAATAAACAATATATTAAAGCACTAGGCGGGAACCAAAAGAAGTCTGTAAATATGGCTCTATATCCTGTAGAAAAACTACTTGGAATAAGGAGAATATAAGTGAGTAGCCTTATATCTTTAACAGATGAAAGATTATATAATCAGTCTATTAAAGTTGAAAATCCTAAATCTCTGAGCATAAAAATGCTCAGAGATAAGTTAATAAAAGTAATGAAACAGCAAGATGGTATAGGTGTAGCCGCTAATCAAATTGGTAGAGCAGAGGCTATGTTTATTATGTATAAAGACGATAAAATTATAACTTGTATTAATCCAAGTATATCATGGTCATCAGACGATAAAATAACTATAACGGAAAGGTGTTTGAGTTTTCCAAAAACTGAAGTAACTCTATCAAGACCTTCTAAAATTATTGCTGAATATGTTAATTTTAAAGGCGATCTTGTAATTGAAAAAATGTCTGGTATAGAAGCTAGATGTTATCAACATGAGTTAGATCATTTAAATGGAATAACTTTTATACACAGAAAAGATGAGCAAATTCAGTAAAATAACTTTTCCAATTTTTGGATTAAAAGACTTAGTTAAGTTTGAATTTACGTTAGATAAAATATTTGTTACAATAAATAATCAAAAACTTATAGTTGATGATAAAAACATAAAAAACCAAAACTATTTAAGCAGGTTAATAGAATTAGATTCTAGGAAAGATTATCAAAGGCTTAAATTTGATTTTACTATTAGAAATATTGAAGAATTAATAAAATCCAATTGTAAAATTGGTATAGATAGTTTAGGTAATATACATACTCTAGATATAAAAGAGCAATTTAAATATTCTGAGAGAGAAATAATAAAAATAAAATTACCTTATATATGGTTTAAAAATATTAGCTATCCTTTTAAACTTGAACTAGAAAATATATCAGAAATAACAGACAATAGTTCTTTTTATTATGGAAAAATGACTTATATTAACAAAAATTGGTATTTTTTAGGTATAACTGACGAAAAAACAAACAAAGATAAAATATGGATATAAATGACTCCTAAACTAAACGTAAAATCAGCTACAATATCTGATAAAATATATATCAAAGAAGAAGATATAGAAGATAGATCAGCTTTTGAACAAGCTTATACATATCAGATAGTAGATGATTTTCATTATACATATGAATATAATGAGAACAACGGTGTTTATGCGGTTCCTAGTAACTCTTATCATAAACTTAAGATTGAAAATGCAGAAGATCTTAGAAATTTCGAAGATGCTGTACATAGTTTCTCTTTTAACGGCTCCCTAAGACCAGAACAACAAGTAATGGTCGATTCTTTTTTTCAAATCAATGATAGAATTAGAAGTGGTTTGTTCCAAGCACCTTGTGGTTGGGGTAAAACGTATGTTGGATGTAATCTAATAGCTAGAGCTAATAAACCGACTCTTATTTTATTACACACAAAACTATTATTCAGACAATGGATTGAAGAATTAGAAAAACAAATACCAGGAATAAAAATTGGTAAAGTGGGTGACGGTCTACTAGATATACAAGAGATTACTGTTGGAATATATAAGAGTGTTTTAAACAATATAGATGAATTACATGATAAATTTGGTTTGTTATTAGTAGATGAAGCTCATTTATGTCCAGCTGATATGTTTTCGCAAGCAGTAAATTCTATTAATTGTAGGGCAAAAATAGCAATTAGTGCTACCCCTAGAAGAAAAGATGGAAAACATATTGTTTTAGATGATTACTTTACTACTTTTAAAGCATATGCAGAAGATCCTCGCGTTCTAGCTATACCAAAAGTTGAAATATTTCAAACAGACATTAGATTTAATGTATTAGACCCTAAAAGGGATTGGAGTAGGCAAACAAATAAATTAGCTCTTAACTCAGAGTTGCACCGGCTGATTGCTGAAAAAGCAATAGAAAAAGTCAGTCAAGGTAGGTGTATTCTCATTTTAGGAGAACGTCTAGATTGGTTAAGAGACTTAAATAAACTTATACCTAATTCTGTGCTTATGATAGGTGGAACTCTCGAAGAACAAAGAAAAGAAGTACTAGAAAACGTAGGTCCAAAATATAAAGTAGTACTAACTACAAAACTATTTGATGAGGGTATTTCTTGTCATAGATTAGATACATTATTTTTAGTGTTCCCGTCTAATAATCCTATTAAATTAGAACAAAGAATAGGAAGAATTATTAGAGAACATGTAGATAAACAAAGACCTTTAATTTGCGATTTTTGGTTAACAGGAGCTATTGTTTCTAAACAACAAAATAATAGACGCAACTGGTATATACAAAGAGGATACTCTTTATAACAATGTACTATTTCAATTGGTATGAATTATTACAAAAATCCAAAAAAGATTATGATTCAATAATTATATTGACTTATGCTTCAACATTTAAGTATAATAATAAGATAGCAAATAGCTCATTAGATTTAGTAAAAAAATTAAATATTCATAGAATACCTAACTGGTTAAATAAATATTTAATTATAAATAAGAACTTTGAGATCTTTAATCAATACAGTGTTGAAGAATCTCAAAGTTATTTTACTAATCCAAGTTTTCTACTATCAGTAGTACCTGTATCTCATAAAATTCAGTATTTATGGCTACTATCACATAGAAGAAATGATGAAAAAGTTAACTATATAAATAGAAACTTTTTTAAACTAAAAGAAATAGATGGTATTAAAAATAATCCATTTATTAGTATTGAAAAAGATAAGATTATTTTTATCTTAGAAAATACCTACACTCAAAGAACTTAGTTCAACATGAAAAGGAAACACACAAATGGTATCTTGGGATAAAGCAAAGGGCAATACAGGCTCTAACAGCTCAGCACGTAAAGAAATTGAAAGAATTAACATCGGTATTGGAGATACTAGACTAAGGCTCATTGGCGAGGTACTACCACGCTATGTCTATTGGGTAGTTACTACAGAAGGCAAGAAGATGCCTGTAGAGTGTCTACGTTTTGATAGGCAGAAGGAATCTTTTAATGATTCTATTAAAGATCCTATGAAGGAGATTAGCGAAGATATTTATGCAGAAAAGCCACAGTTCGCTTACATCTGTAACGTAATTGATAGGACTGATGGTAAGATAAAAATTTTAGATCTTCGTTCTACTATTTATAAGCAAGTTGTAGACTACGCTACAAATCCAGATTATGGTAATCCAGCAGATGATGATTCTGGTTATGATATTACCATTAAGAAAGAAAAGACTGGACCTCTACCTCAGAATGTTAAGTACTCTGTAATCCCTGCTAGATCTAATTCAGCAGTAACAGAGGCTGAAAAGAAGCTTGAGCTATTTGAGCTTGATAAGATTTATAAGAGACAAACTTATGAAGAGCAAAAGGAGTGGTTACTTAAGAATACCTCTTATTTTATGG